TGAAGCTCCTTTAGGAGAAGCAAATGAAGTAACTCTTAATGGGGTAGAAACTTTAACAAACAAAACTTTAACTACACCAGTTTTAACTACACCAATTGCTAACGCTGGTATTCAATTAAAAAATGGATCAACTAGTGCTGGATTCTTAGAGTTTTTTGAAGACAGTGATAATGGTACAAATAAAGCAACACTAATAGGCCCAGCTGCAACAGCAGATGTTACAGTAACACTACCGGCATCAACTGACACATTAGTTGGAAAAACTACAACAGATACTTTAACAAACAAAACTTTAACTAGTCCTATTATAAACACACCTACAACAACAAGTCCTAAAATTGTAACTAATATTTTAGATAGTGGTGGAAATGAATTATTTGTTTTGACAGCTACGGGATCAGCGGTAAACGAATTAACTTACAATAATGCATCTACAGGTAATAATCCTACTTTTACAGCGTCTGGTGGAGATACTAACATAGGTGTATCTATCTTACCTAAAGGAAGTGGAAAAATAACATTAGACAATTTAACTTTACCTGCAGCCGACGGTTCAGCAGATCAAATTTTAACTACTAACGGTTCAGGTCAATTATCTTTTGTAGATAATTCTGGAGGAACATCATGGGTAGCAGTTAAAACTGGAAATTTTACAGCAGTAGCTGGTGAAGGTTATTTTATTAATACTACAGGTGGTGCAATAGAAATGGATTTACCTGCAGGAACTCTAGGAGATGAAATAGCTTTTATAGATTATGCAGGAACATTTGATTCAAACGCTCTTACAATTGATCAAAATGGTTCAGAAAAAATTGCAGGATCAACAGATCCATTAACAGTTTCAATAGAAAGGGCAGCTAACACTTTGGTCTATACAGATGGAACTCAAGGTTGGTTGTTAAAGAATAAATAGTCATGGCTACTTATAAAGAAAGCATTGGAACAGCGGTTCAAAATATTGCTGGAGATCCACCAGCTCCTTTAGAAGGTCAAGTGTGGTATAATTCTAGTTCATCTTTTTTTAGAGTTTATAAACAAAGTGCTGCTGGTGCTTGGGCAACAGGTGGAGATTTAAATAGAGGGAAAAAAGAAGGTAGAGGAACAGGAACTCAAACCGCAGCATTACTGGCTGGTGGTGAACCTGGTGATCTCAAATTTTGTGAATCTTATAATGGAACTAATTGGACAAATGTAAATGATATGAATCAAGGAAGATTAACTGGTGGAATGGCAGGTACAAATACATCGGCTATAATAGCTGGTGGTCGTGGACCATCTCCAACTGCTAATGCAGAAACTTGGAATGGATCAAACTGGACAGAAGTGGGTAATTTAAATTTAGCAAGAAATGGTTTAGAAGGTGCAGGCACACAACCTGCTGCATTAGTTTTTGGTGGTACTCAACCTAACCCAAATTCACAAGAAACTGAAACAGAATTATGGAATGGTTCAAGTTGGACAGAAGTTAACGATTTAAATGTTGCAAGAGCTCATGGTGGTGGGGCAGGCGCTACAAACACAGCAGCTTTATTTTTTGGTGGAATAGTACCTGGGCCAACAACATCAGGTATAAATGAATTATGGAATGGAACTAACTGGACTGCAGTAAATCCTTTAAATGTTGCAAGAACTTTTGTTTCAGGGACTGGAACAAGCACGGCTGCTTTAGCTCTAGGAGGACCTCCTGGAGGTACTACGCCTAATAATTTTGAATCTTGGAATGGTACAAATTGGTCTACTATAAGTAGTACAAGTGCTGGTACTCAAGGTGCTGGGCAAGCTGCTGGAAGTAACACTGCTGGATTATATTTTGGAGGTCAAAGCAGGGAAACAGCTACGGAAGAGTTTACGACACCAGCTGTTTTTGTACAAACAATAGCAGTAACTTAATTAACAAAGGAGAAAACTATGGCAAAAACAAAACAATACTGTGTAGCAGAAAACTGGGGCAAAGGATTCATTGAACACTCTGAATCTTCTAGAATCAAGTTTGCTGGCTATCCTGGTAATGTTTGGCAAGTTCCAGCATATAACAAAGGTGCAAATCTTTGGATTCACAAAGTGTTAGGAACTGTTAAAACGTTAGCAGAAGCACAAGCAATTGTTGACGTTGAGGTCACTGCAGTACAAACTGCATGGGACGCTTTACCTGATGCTGAAAAAGCACCAGCTGTAGAGGGTAACACAAGACCCGCTGATATAATATTAGAGGAATAAAAATTTAAATGGCTAAGTACAAAGACATACATGGATTTAAAATACAGAATGTAAGTTCTGATCCACCTACTTCTGTCGCTGGAGATATGTGGTATAATTCTACTTCTGGAGATTTAAAAGTAAATTTAGGAACTCCTGTAGGTGCTTGGTCAACAGGTGGTGCTATGAATACTGGTAGATATGCTCTTGGATCAGCTGGAACACAAACGGCTGCTTTAGCTTTTGGTGGACTTCCTGGATCAGGACAGACAGAAACAGAAACTTACAACGGTTCATCTTGGACCGAAGTAAATGATTTAAATACAGCAAGAGGATATTTAGGAGGCGCAGGAACACAAACAGCAGCTTTAGCTATTGGAGGAGGTGTTCCAGGTCAAGCAATAGTTGAATCTTGGAATGGATCTAATTGGACAGAAGTAAATGATTTAAATACGGCAAGATTCGGTTTAGCAGCATCTGGAACTCAAACATCTTCATTAGCTTACGGTGGAGCACCTAATCAAAATGTAACAGAAACTTGGAATGGAACTAACTGGACTGAAGTAAACAATTTAAATACTGGAAGAAACACTTTAGGAGGGGCTGGAGATAGTAATACATCAGCCATAGCTTTTGGAGGAGCTCCTGGAAATCCTGCTACAGAACTTTGGAATGGAAGTAATTGGACTGAAGTTAATAATATGAATAATGGAAGAAAAGATTTAGGAAGCGCTGGAATAAAAACGGCCGCTTTAGCTTTTGGTGGAACTCCACCTGATTCTGGAAAAACAGAACTTTGGAATGGAACTAACTGGGCTGAAACTACTAGTCTAAATGTAAGTGGTAATGAAGCTCAAAGAGGTTGTGGTGTACAAACATCAGCACTATGTTTTGGTGGTCAAGGTGGTGGTGGAACTGCTACTGAAGAATGGAATATTACTGGTGGAGTATCAACAATAGACGCGAGTTAAAATATTATGGCAACATACAAAGAAATTTTTGGCACAAATATAGAAGTAGTATCTTCAGATCCATCGAATCCTGTCGAAGGACAAATTTGGTATAATACTAGTACAAACAAAGTAAAAGGATTTATAGTTAGCGTTGGATCATGGGCAACAGGTGGTGCTTTAAATACAGCAAGATACCTATTAGCAGGAGCTGGAGTTAGTAGTTCTTCTGCCTTAGCATTTGGAGGAGATATTAATCAACCTACAAAAAAAACTGAAACAGAATCTTACAATGGCTCTAGCTGGACTGAATTAAATAATTTAAACACTGGAAGAGATGGATTAGGAGGAGCAGGCACACAAACATCAGCTTTAGGTTTTGGTGGAAATTTAGCTTTTCCACCTGGAGGTACTACAAATATTACAGAATCTTGGAATGGAAGTAACTGGACAGAAGTTAACGATTTAAATACTCCAAGAGCACTATTAGCAGGAGCTGGAGCATCTAACACAGCTTGTTTAGCTTTTGGAGGTGACCCTGTTACAGCAGAGACAGAAACTTGGAATGGAAGTAACTGGACTGAAGTAAATAATTTAAATGATTCAAGAGACGCTCTTGGTGGTGCAGGAACTAACACTTCTGCATTAGCTTTTGGTGGAAACTCACCAGGTACTTCAAATGGAACAGAATTATGGAATGGAACTAATTGGACAACAGTTAATAATTTAAATGCAGCAAGAAAAAGAATAGCAGGAGCTGGAGCATCTAATACAGCTTGTTTAGCTTTTGGTGGAAAAAGCAGTGGAGGCCCTGATCCTGAAGTAGGAAACACAGAAGTTTGGAATGGAACTAACTGGACAGAAGTAGGAGATATGAGTGTTGTTAGAGGTTATTTAGGAGGAGCAGGAGTTAACACAAATGCACTGGGATTTGGAGGTAGTAGTCCTTTATCACCAACAGCACCAACAGCGACAGAAGAATTTTCTTCTGGTCCAGCAACAGTTACTTTTGGCACTTCTTAAACCTTGCAATATCTTTTAAATACTTTATATATTCTTTAAACATAAAGGATAAAGAAATGAAAAAAGACGTTAAAGATTTAATTCAACAAGAAGAAACCCATTTAAATAATCTATTAGAACAAAACGACCTATCTGATTTTAAAGGTATGGTAGAAGAACTTAGAGACACTTGGACTAAGAAACAAGTATTTAGAACAGAAACTGAAGCAAGATTTTCAGTGTTACAAGATAATAGATACCCAACTAAAGCTGCTAAATATTGGCAGTGTGTTAGAGAACAATCATCATACTTAGATAACTTAATGACATTATCTTTTGATTACAGAAGAAACGAAGCAAGGATTAAATGGTTAGAAAAGAAAATAGATAAAGAAGAAGATGATTATAAAAAAACTAAATACGAAATAGATTTAGATGAAGCAAGGTTTGGTAAAGCTTCTATGGAAAAAGTTGCTAAACACAGAATGAGAGAAATTAAGATGTGGTCTGGATTAAAGAAAGAATTTAATGATGGGTCATTTAATGATAAAGATGTTAACGACCATCAATTAGAATCTTATGGTATGCAGTATTATGAAAAATCAAAAACTTTAAATGAACACTCTGATCAAAATGAAGTGTTTAATGTAATGGGACAATTACAATCACTACAAAGAATTAAAAAATCAGGTGAATTAGAAAACAATACAGAAAAGAAAGAACAGCTAACTCAACATGGAAAACCAAAGTCGTAAGTTATTTTTTTTAGTCGCACAACCTAGGTCTGGCAATACTTTGTTTGCAAGTATCATGAATCAAAATAAAGAGATAGCAGCTACTGCTAATTCTTTGACATTAGAGATAATGAAAGATTTATTTTTACTTAAAAAAACAGATGTGTTTAAAAATTATCCTGATCACAGATCATTAGATAATGTACTAGATAATGTGTTTACTAACTATTATCAACAATGGCCGCAACGAATAATTATTGACCGAGGTCCCGTAACAGCAACAGGGAATCCCGGTAACTTTGAATTAATGCAGAAACATTTTAAACATAGTTTTAAATGTATCGTATTACTTAGAGATCTAATGGATGTGCTTGCTAGTTATATGCAATGGTATACAGAAAATCCAAATGCCTTTCCTAATAGATATGGTCATAATACAGATGAAGAAAAATTAATGATGATTATGAATAAAGACGGTGCTGTTGCAAAACAATTAGAAGCTATTGAAAATTCATATAATTATCCAGGTATCTGTCATTATGTAAAGTATGATGATATGGTTGCAAACCCAGAAAAAGAGTTTAGAAAAATATATCAATTTTTAGATGAGCCTTATTTTAATCACAGGTTTGATAATTTAGATCAAGTAAGTGTTAATGGTTTATCTTATGATGATAAAATAGTTGGTAATAATATGCACAAATTATTTGATGGACCTGTTAGAAAAGTATATAATCCCTACATTGAAAGAATTCCCGAAAGTATAAGAAAATTATATGGACACATTAAATTTTAAACCAACGTTTTTAGGTCAGTGTATTATTAAATACCAGGTGCCATTAGATATATTTATGTCTATTAATAATATTTACGAACAAAATTATACTAATCTTTATAAAGCTAATAGTCAATTAGTTGGTAAGATAGAAAAAGAACATTCTTTATTTTACTTAGGTAAAGATGAGTCAAAAGTAAAAAGACATAACTTTTTACCTAAAAATGTAACAGATTATTTTATGCAGGTATTTAACCACTATTTAAAGTTTAATGCTATACGAGATTATAATACTCATTTAAATTCTATATGGGTTAATGAAATGAAACAACATGAATATAATCCAACTCACATTCATAGAGGAACATTATATACAGGCTTATCAAGTGTGATGATTTTAAAACTACCCTCTACTTATGGTAAAGAATATTCTGCAGGACACATTGAACAAAATGGTAGACTACAAATATTAGGAGCAGCTAATGGTCAGTTTGCTAAAATAGATTATCAACCTCCTATGGATCTTAGAGATTTTTATATCTTTCCCTATGATATGAGGCACTGTGTATATCCGTTTAATGGAACAGAAGAAACTAGAAGAACTCTTGCTGCAAACTGTGATGTAGATTTTGATCCTGTTAGAAATAGAGGAGCTATATAATGGACAAGAAATTTTTAGTTAGAGATGATCACATTGGTATATTTAAAGATTTTATGCCAAACGAATTGATAGATGATTATCTAAATTATTTTAATAAGTGTGAACAACAAGGTGCAGTGTATCCAAGAAAAGAAGATGAAATGTTAGTGTCAGATAATGCAATTGATACTATAAGAGATACTAATGTTGCAATGACTTATAACAATAAACCTTTTATAGATTTATTTTTTAAAGAAGTATATCCTTTATACACTAACAAATATTCTTATCTTAAAAAACTTGCCACACACAACATACTAGAAGTTAAAATACAAAAGACTAAAGTTGGTGAAGGTTATCACCATTGGCATTGTGAGAATGCAGAAATGAAAGCTAGAAATAGGATACTAGCTTTTATGATATATCTTAATGATGTAACAGAGGGTGGAGAGACAGAATTTTTATATCAAAAATGTCGTTTTAAACCTGAGAAAAATACATTGTTAGTTTGGCCATCACAATTTACACACATTCATAGAGGTAACCCACCTTTGTCGAATGATAAATATATAATAACGGGATGGATAGAATACGGATATTAATATGATAACAGAACCACGTTGGAAATCTTATATAGTTGAAACAACTTCACCAGTATTTACACCTGAACAATGTAAAATGATTATTCAAGCTGGACGTGCAGAGCCTAGAAATGATGCATCTGTTGGAAATGAAAAAGGTACTAAAGGAGGACATGTAGATACTAATACTAGAACCTCACACATTAGTTGGATACCTTTTAAAAAAATGCATGAAATGTACAAGGACATTGAAAAAATTATGAAAACTACTAACGGCAATCATTTTGGTTTTGATGGAATGACAATAAATGAAATGGCACAGTACACTGAATATCCAGAAGGTGGTTTTTATGAATGGCATGTAGATAATGATGTTAATTGTCAACACGAACCACCTGTTAGAAAAATATCTATGACCTTGTTACTTTCACCTGAGTCAGAGTTTGAAGGTGGAGATTTAGAATTAATGTCAGAAGGTAAAGTTGCTAAAATAAAACAAGGACACGCAGTATTCTTTGCATCTTTTATAAGACACAGAGTAAAACCTGTAACCCGTGGTAGAAGACAATCATTAGTTATGTGGTTTGGAGGAACTCCTTTTAAATAATGTTTAGAGATTTATTATTTCCAACACCTGTCTATATTGCAGATATAGAACACCCAACTCTTAATCAAGAATTGGAAAGAGATATTATAGCCTGGTCTAATAAAGATAAAGGTGTAACAAGAACCAATGTTCAAGGTTGGCACTCAACTACTAATATGGCTGAATTACCTGAATATGCAAAACTTGTTGATATGTTATATGCATGTCAAAAAACAATTTATGATCAAGAACATTTAGATAGTGAACCAGTATTAGGTAATATGTGGGCTAATATAAATCCACCAGGTGGAATGAATAGAGCTCATCAACACCCTAATTCATTATGGTCTGGTGTATATTATATTAAAGCCCCTAAAAATTGTGGTGATTTAAAAATAGATGATCCAAGATCACCAGCTGCAATGGTTAGACCAAACCAAAAAAAAGGTCCAGTGCCTGAAAGATTATTTAGAGAAACAAATTACGAACCTATTGCTGGAAGATGTATCATGTTTCCATCTTGGTTGATGCATTGTGTTGACCCTAACCAATCTAATGATATAAGGATATCTGTGTCATTTAATTTTTTACAGAAAGGAATGTTTGTATAATGTTTAATAAATATCAAGTAATTAAAAGTGCTATCAACTACGAGTTAGCTAATTTTATATTTAACTACTTCCTACTTAAAAGAGATGCAGTTGAGTTTATGTATAAAAATAACATTCATTCACAGTCTCCAATACTTGGTACATGGACAGATCAACAGATACCTAATACTTATTCTTGTTATGGTGATTTTGTAATGGATACTTTACTAGTTAAAGTGTTACCAAAAATGCAGCAAGAAACAGGACTAGATTTAATTCCAACATATTCATACGCAAGAGCTTATAAAAAAGGAGACACACTTCATAGACACAAAGACAGACCAAGCTGTGAGATATCTACTACAATAAACTTGGGTGGTGAGCCATGGCCAATATTTATAGATGGGACAGGAGCTAATAATGTCATCAATGAAAGACAAAATTTAGTTAAACCAAGTGCTCCAATTGGTACTAAAGTCTTGCTTGAAGTAGGGGATATGCTAGTATATAGTGGCTGTGAACTTGAACATTGGCGAGAGCCTTTTGACGGGAACATTTGCGGTCAAGTATTTCTACATTATAATCATGTGAATGGCCCATTTGCTGAGAAAAATAAATTTG